CGATGGTGAACGGGCTCAGTCGGGCCTTGGGAGTGAGGCGATGACATGACCACCGTGGAATCACTGGACAACGCCGTTTCCGATGCGCTTGTCGCTTCGATCGAGGCGATGCTCGGAGACTACGGTCTCGAAGAGCTCGCTGGCTGGGCCACCGGCCTGCTGAGTCAGCCCGGTGGCGCCTCGATTGATCGGGTCGAACTGGAACTGGAAAAGCAGGAAGCGTTCCAGCGGCGGTTTCCGGTCATCTCGCAGCGTCGAGAAGCGGGCCTCCCTCCGGTCTCGGTGGAAGAGGTCTTGCTGTACGAGCGCCAGGTCGCCGAACTCGAGAGCTTGTACAACTTTCCCGAAGGAACCCTTGACGCTCAAGGAGCGATGGCCGATGACCGTTCCTACAACGAACTTCAGTCTGTCGTTGCCTCCGAGGTCGCTTTCCGGCAGTCGGACCCCGAAACCCAGGCGTTCGCCCGGCAGTTCTACGGCATGGGAGCAACTCAAGGCGAGGTCATCGGCGCCCTCTTGAACGAGGACGTGGGTCTGCCCGTTCTCCAGCAGCGCATCCAGTCCGCTCAAGTTGCCGGCCAGGCGAGCGTTGCCGGCTTCGGGGACCTCACCCGGGAAGAGGCTGAGGATCTCGTGAGTCGCGGCGTTGACGAGAACGAAGCCCAGGAAGCCTTCTCGCTCCTTGCCCGCTCCAGCCAGCTCACCCGCAACTTCTCCCGTTCGCAGCTTCTCTCGATCGCAGCCGGTGAAGCCCCTGCCCTTGAGGCGCTCGAAGACTCCCGAGGCGCTGCGCTCAGCGTCTTCCGCCAAGGCGGCGGCTTTGCCGGGGGCATCGCGGGCATCGGAAGCGCAACCCAGTAGTTGCAATAGGCATCCGCCTAGTGCATACTCCTAGTACCGGGCTCAGCCCGCGATACACCACCTACTCGCCCCACAACCCTCCCTCGGGGCCGAGTACGACTCAAGGGAGCGATCACATGGCTGATTCTGACAAGCCCATCCTCGACGCCAGCGGTGTTGAGGCGCTACTGGCGGCGGCGGAGGACAGCGACCACGAACTAGTCCGACAGCTCCGAGGAGTTGCGGCAGGCAAGTTTGAGGGAGCAACCCAACCACCTCAGGAGCCCCAGATGTCAGACGCAGACATGCAGGAACTCGCCGGGTATCGCCGGGCCAAGCTGATTGACGAGGCGGGCATCGGGAACACCTCCACCGAGGAAAAGCTGTTCCGGGAGGCCATGAGCCACCGGCCAGACCTCTCTTCGGAGCTGATCCGAGCGGAGGCCGCCAAGTACGGTCTCACCGGGTCCTCCGAACCGGAGCCCAATCCCGCTACCGCAGACGAGATGGCCGCCCACCGGGCAATGGTCGATCTTCAGGGCGAAGCCCCAGTGGCACCGCCCGACCTCGCAGATCAGATTGCGAACGCCGAGACCCCCGAGGCACTGGACAAGTTGCTCCAGTCGAACGGGTTCACGGTCTCCGGGAACCAGGCGATCGACCTCCTGCGGTAACCGCATCTCAGCCATGTGACTTCGGCTCGAGCAACCGCTCGGGCCCCGATCACACCCAGGGGCTAGGAGGCCCTCAACATGGCTGAGACTCAGGTCAGTTCACTCAACTCGGCGGGCAACGCCGCATTCGATCGCAAGGCGTTCTTCGCCCTTCGCGAGAAGCTCCAGCACGTTCAGTTTGCCACCGTCAAGGGCGAGCCGTTCCACGCTGGCGGCTCGGTTGTCTTCAACCTCGTCGACAACCTCGCTTCGGCCACTTCGGCGCTGAGCGAAACCACCGACGTCACCCCGGTCGCCATGAGCGACAGCCAGGTGACCGTGACCCTGGTCGAGTACGGCAACGTCGTGCGGACCACCAAGAAGGCACGAGGCACCTCGTACCGCAACGTCGACGGGGACGCTGCGAACGTCATCGGCTACAACGCTGGCGACTCGATCGACGAGCTCGCTCGCGACGTCCTCGTCGGTGGCACCAACGTCACCTACGCCGACAACACCTCGGCTGGCCACTCCGCCACCAGCGACATCACTTCTGCTGACGTGCTCGCCTCCAGCGACATTCGCGCCGCAGTTGCCCAACTTCGCGGTGACTCGGTCGTGCCGATGATGGGCGACCTCTACGCCGGCATGTGCCACCCGGACCAGTCCGTCGACCTTCGCGAAGAGTCGGGCGCGGCTGGCTGGAACGAGCCGATCAACTACTCCGACGCCGTTCGCCGCTTCCGTGGCGTGGTCGGCGTGATGGACGGCGTTGCCTGGATCGAGTCGCCTCGCGTCCGCCTCACCGCTGACGCCGGCGCCACGACCACCGACGTCTACGACGCGCTGATTCTCGGCCAGGAGTGCCTTGCGATGGCCTACTCCTCGAGCGAGTCGGCGGCACTGCCGCAGGTCGTTCGCGGCGAGGTCACCGACACCCTGCGTCGCCTCGTCCCGGTCGGTTGGTACTGGCTCGGCGGCTTCGACATCTTCCGCGAGGAAGCGATCCACCGGATCGAGACCGCCAGCTCCATCGGCGCCAACTGATCCCTGACGTAGCGGCGGGCGGGTCACATCTCCGCCCGCCCGCCGCTCTCGTCACGGAGATGACTCGTTCTTTCTCAGGAGTCTCGACATGGCTGAGGGTTACTCGACCGCAGCGCTGAATGCAGCGCTCGACGACATCATCACCAACTATCCCCATCTCCAACTTCACACCGGAGCTCCGGGCGCAGCGGGCACCGCCAACATCGCTGGCAACGCCACCCGCAAAGACACCTCCTCTTCCTGGGCCGCCGCTGCGAGCGCCTCCAAGGCGACCAACGCCGACATCAACTGGACCGAGAGCGAGGTTGACACCACCGAGGACTACACCCACTTCACCCTTTGGTCTGCCTCGTCGGGCGGCAACTTCGGGTTCAGCGGCACCGTCACCGCCAACGCCGTCAACGCCTCGGGCGACGACTTCACGATCTCGTCGGGCGGACTGACGATCTCAGGCACGGCGGCAAGCTGATGGCTCACCCGTTCAACGACGTGCCAGCGGACGCATACTTTGCGGACGCGGTTGCGTGGGCCTACGAAAACGGGATCACCGTCGGCACGTCGCCGACGACGTTCTCGCCCAACGATCCGGTCACGCGCGCTCAGGTCGTGACTTTCCTGCACCGCTACCACAAGTTCGTGATGGACGAGGTCGCCGGGATCGTCAACCCGCTCGACGGACAGATGGTCGTACATCGGTTGAACGATCTGGACGATCGGGTGGCAGCGCTTGAGCTTGCGCCCGAGCCTGACGTGGAACCCGAGCCGACGCCGACTCCGGGACCCGAGCCTGTCCCCGAGCAGCCTCCGGCGCCCGACGGTCGCGCCGTGGTCGACGCGTCAGCGATGATCGATCGGGTTGTGCTGGATCAGCCAAACACGATCTACGACTTCGGGTTTGTACCAGCGTTTCGCGACATCACCATAGCGGCGGACGGTGTCGAGGCCCGCAACATTCGAGGCCCAGGCCCCCGGCAGATCGGCGTTCAAGACGGCGTGACCCGATCGAACCTCGGGTTCCGTGACGTCGAAGGAACCTCGGCGAGTTTCCAGCACCGCAACGGGGCCGATCTGATCGAGCCGTTCCTGATCGGTTTCGTCGATGTCAACGACCAGCCTCACGATGCGGATGGCGACATCATCCAGGTGTTCGCCTTCGAGGGCGGACGGATTGTTCGTCCTCTGGTCGAGGACTGCGTGGCGTTCGGTAAGCGCCGACCCAAAGGCTCGTCCGCGCACAACGACACGTTGCAGATCACCGGTATCGCTGGCGGGTCCGTGGTTGACCCGACGATTCGTGGCTGCCGTCTCGAAGGGGCATCGTCGGCTGCCCTGCAATTGGCGATGATCGAAGGAACGTTGACGATCGAGGACTGCGTCCTGTCAGAACGGTTCGGGTCGTTCCATGCCGTCATCGCCAAGAAAGTCTCCAGCGCTCGGGTGCTTTGGCGTAACAACACGATGGTTGACGGCGCGTCGGCGGTGTTTAAGACCGGTTGGTCGCTGCACCCCCACTCAACGAACGCTGACCAGGTGCAGTTCATCTGAACCGAGCACGAGGAGCACTTGAGTGGCTGACCTCTACCTTCAGTTCAATTACAACTCCAACGTCACCGACGGAGACAGTAACGTCTGGACAGACGGTGACTCCTACGTTGTGGAGTCGGTCTTCACGGGCACGACCTCTGATTCGATCTCGGGGCTGTCTGATTCGGCGCTTGAGCCGATCTATCAGAGGGAAATCTGGCGGCCGGGCGACATCACCATCGATGTGCCCGTCACGAACGGCACCTACGACGTAACGCTTCTGTTTGCAGAGTCTTTCTACACGTCGGACGGTTCCCGAACATTTGACGTATCGGTCGATGGAACCCTTGTCGCTGACGACCTTGACATCCATGCCCAAGTAGGCCACGACACCGCCTACGACGTCACATACCAGACGACGGTGGCCGATGGCGAAGTCAACGTCCTGCTACAGCGGGGAGCGGACGACAACCCAGCGATCAAAGGCATGAGCATCGTGGAGGTGAGCGGTGGGGTCACCGGCACCGCCTCGGGCTCGATTGGGAACGTCACCGGTTCAGCCGCCTCCACGCTCCGAGGCGTTGACGGTGCGGCGTCTGAATCGATCGGCACCGTCTCCGGCGCAGCGGCAACGACTCTTCGAGGCGTCAGCGCTACCGCCTCGGGGAGTGTCGGCTACTTCGTTGGTTCCGCCACCGTCGCCACCGGCCCTACTGGGACCGGCGCCGGCAACATCGGCGCAATCGTCGGCTCAGCCGCCACACTTCGTGGCGTCACCGGCGCGCTCGTCGGCACGGTTGCCGTTGCGGGGACGGCGGCCTCGACGCTGCGAGGAACATCCGGCTCGGCCACGGGGCTCATCGGCAACGTTGTCGGCGCTGCGTCGACAGTCCCGGCAGGGACCTTCTTCTACACGCCCCCGACGAGCGCCGGCCCCCGTCCGTTGCCGTATGAGTCTCTCGCCGAGCTCCGCCGCAAAGGGCCCCGCAAACTCAACCCCTCGGTGACGATGGGGCTCACCGTCCTTCTCAACGGTTCGACCTACACATCGACCGCCCTCCCGACAACCGCCGAAATCAAGGCAGCCGACGCCGTCTACCAAGGCGGGCGGACCCACACGGTAAACGGAGCGGTCAAGGTTGCCATCGAAGCCTCAGGCGTCGGCGGCACGTTCGAGCAGGTAGGGGCTTAGGGGATGGAGCCAACACACATCATGGAGGCACAATGACCATCACCGTCGACCCCGACGATCTGACCCTCGCAACCGACAACCCGGTCTGATTCTTATGACTGTCACGTTCACGTCCACGTCGGAACGCATCACAATCTCGGGCACGTACAAAAGCTTTACGCTCACGTCCGGGTCAACGACGACTGTCGTGCAGTACGGGTCTGGTGACGCACCGGCATCGGGGGATGCTGGTCGGTTCCTCATGTGGAAGAACGGCAGCAACACTGCCGATTGGGAGATCCGGTTTATCGAATCGGCGACGGCTACGACTGTAACGGTCGGTGACGGCGGGGTTAGTGCTGCGCCCTCGTCAGGTGACACCGTTGTCATCTCGACCAGCCTGATTGACATCAACAACGCATACGCGGGTTCGGTCGTTCGTCGAGAAAACAACAGCTTCCAAATCCGTAGCCGTGACTTTGAGCTGACGGCTGGTGCGTTCGTCGCTGATGTTGATGCGTCGATCTCAACCGAATCGGAACAAACCGGTTCCGGCTTCATCGGAACGTACCCGGTAGCGAACGGGTGTGCGT